TGAAAATTGATCAAGAATTACAGGTCGAGACAAAATCTCAGCAATGGAAGCAGCCGGATCATGAGGTACGATAGACCGAGTTGGTACTAAGGCAACGGGCTCAGCCGTATTTTGTTCGTGAAAAGTTTGGATTGTCTCCTGTGTGATCACACCAGTGTCTTTGGCTGTATTGTTCACAACCTCTGAACATGGAATGATGTCATCAAATACCTCGACCTCTCCAAATGGATCATCCAAATCTAAGTACATAGCTCCAGTACTAAGATAGTATTCGGTCCAAGCGTCACGTGTTAAGGGATAAGTTAAATTCAAACCGTAAACATTTTCAATAACTAAAACAATATCATCCCATCGATCAATAATGTCCTTTTGATCTACATCGAGAGGTAAATCACCAATCATACACTTAGAAATCTCACGCAAAAGAACAGGCCAAATGGAAAGGAATCGGTCCACCTCGTCAGTGTTTGTGGCGGGTGATAACCAACACAGTTGCTTAACCCACGCTGAACCACGTAAAGGTGATATAATTTCACCGTTCCACTCAGCAAAATATCGCCCCAAGAACATTAAAGTCTCCCTTGATTCATACCGTTCACCTTCCTTTTCTTTTCTGGCGTTGGTATACTTAACACCTAAAGACGCAAAGAGCTCCTGGAGGTACTGTTGATCATATCCATCATGTTTACACGTGGCAACTGAATCGTCGCCATAAAAGATTGCTTTAACATTGTCAAAGTAGGGAGTATTAAATTTCTTGTAATACGCATACATGTGATAGATCTCGTTACCCTCAATATTGTTAAGTGTGGTTGGGAAACCACCCGAAGTATTCACACCAGGAAAATAATAGATGTCCCCTTTAATCATAATCATTGACCACGCTTCTTCAGTGCATATGGCGGTCATCAAGTTATGAGCCAGATGCTTCAAATCGTCAGGTAAGAAGTGTTGCATAACTCGTAATCGAACGTTATAGACTATCATCAACATCTCTGGACTAAACTTCTTATCAAATTTGGAGAAATCGCCAGCAATAAATCGAGACTCGTCACCATTGACATTTTGAACTAATTGATGGTACAGCTGGGTCCAATCAGCCTCTGATGACACACCCCATGCATGATCCAACTTAAAGCAAGCTCGTTTATAGTTACTTAAGTACCAACCCATTACGCTTTTGTCTCGTAAGAGGGTGAGTAATGACGGTCCAGTAAAGGCCCTTGGAATTCCTGCTTTCACCTCATCTTTACCAAAGTTCGTATACGGTAAGGGAACAGCAACACCACGAGAATTATAGTCCATCAGCATGTTATAATCACTGATCACTTTATGGTCCATTTTGTAGCAACCAACATCTCCACTTAAAAATTGAGTCTTGGGTCCATACTTTGGAAACCCAGAAGATGTATTCACTTTCAGTGGGTCAATTAGATCCGAACCATTGATAACCTCATCGAGTGATAGTATTCGCATGTCGCCTACTTCAAGTTCCTCAAAAACTGAGATAATACGCTGTGATCTTTCATTGATGATCCTCATAATGATGTCGTAATCTGTGAAAACCGGTTTGTCATCCATATAATGGTTACAAGTATTCTTGAGAAAACTTCTATCATTATCCAGAACTCCATCTACTTTAGGTGTAACGAAAATTGGAA